GAAAAATTTTATTATTTTCTAATTAATGATAATATTAATTGAATAAGAAATCATTTATATTCTGAAAGGAATATAGATGAATTATTTTTTATTCATTTTACCATAAATAAAATAGAGTGTTTAAAGCATGTCAATATTGACAATTGAATAATACAGTATGGGATAATAGAATACGAGAGAAAAAAAGATGTATATACATCTCACATAAATATGTAGAAATATATGTTTATGGGTCTTTTTTCTCTAATGATTAAAAGGAACAATTGGGCAAAAAGTCCCCCAAGTGTTTGTAGCAAGTTGAGACAGTGTATACTTTCCCAAGACTACTCCCTTTTGGCACTATTGACAACTTAAGGTTCTTTCCACATGACAAAGCCATTGCTGCTAAATAGCCTCTCACATCATGAGTCTCCCACAGCGCCAATAATAGATCTCTGCACTCAGTAGCGCTCAGAACATGTATGCTTGTGCTAAACATTATGTGCTCATTGGCCTGACTCTTGATCAAAGCCTTCCTTGCTTCTCTAGGAAGCTCTGAGATGGCTTTAGAGTGGTGCGCCATGAATTCTGATGAATCCAGCAACTGATCTAAAAGGTAGTCTTCATCAAGAGTTCTTTTAATCTTCTTCTTTCTTTCAGTTGAATCTTCACCCTCAGTGAAAATGCTCTTAGCTGGAACTTCTCCTCTGCTACTCTTCCTATAATTAATCTCATTCCTTAAAACCATTTCCAACCTCTTTGCTTCCTTAGCCCTTGTTGCTAAGCTAGAGTAATTGGGATCTTTCTCTTTGATCAATAATAGGTCTGATAATTCTTGCTCCAACCTCCGAGTTGTCATCTCAACTACATCTGTCATCCTCATGCCTCGAATCTCCCAGAAGGAGAGGCCTCCCAATGTTTTTTGTTCTGTTACATCTGATTCTCTCAAGTCCTCAGGCAACCTTTGTGATTTCAATCTCCTAAGAAACCCTTCATTCTCAGACCATAAATCTCTTCTCAGGGCAATGCTTAGGAGAACAATCACATGAGAAGGCAACTTCTTAAAATCCTCTAGAGAGAGTTGCCCTGATATCAAACATGCTTTCACATCAACACCTCTGATGACCCTGGAGAGTGTATTCCTCATCTGTGAAAAGAAGGCCAAGGAAGACCTGTTGGGTTTTATCTCTCTGGTTTTTTCTTCCAAGCTCAACCAATGGTCCACCTCTACCTCTTCCATGAGAGCTCTCACTTCTAGGGCATAGTCTTGAATGAATTCCCGGAGATCTACATCTGATTCACTCCCTGTTTCAGAGCTTGCAGATGATGTTTCAGATTCAGAGTACTCATCCCAGGCCTTATTTTCTCCCCCTAGCGGCTCTGCCCTTGATTTTTCAGAAGTCATGCCTCCCACCCAGCCAGAGGCCTCAGTTTTATCTAAGATTTTGCCAATTTCCTCTAATTTCAGCCTTGACATTTTGAGCAACTCGTGCTGGTCTATGTCTTTACCTCCTTCTCTCATCACTGCTTTAAAGCCTGTGGTGTGCTGGACTAGATTTTTAAGTTCTTCTGTTTTTTTGCTCCCCCTTGTCAGATCTCTACTCTGATTCCAGGATAGGCACCTAAACATCTCTTCTAGAAGCTCTTTCACATTCATCCCATGCAGCTCAGACCCATCTCTCCTGCTGTTCATGATGTTGATTAGTCTTGACAACTTCTCCATACTCTCCGAACCAACCCCTAAGAATTCAGGCAACTCTTCCATGCCTAATTGCTCACTGGCCATCCACCTCTTTATGTAATCTGTTGACTCTTCAGATCTGAAGATGGAGCTAACATTGGGAACCCAAAATCTCTCATCTAATCTTAGTCCCAAGACAGTGATGTCTCTAGAAGAGCCTCTGTAATCTTTAATGGTAGACTTCAATCTCAATCTCCCCGGAGAGAATTCAAAGAATAGCCTTTCTCTCAACTCATCTACATTTATCATTGCTTCTGATAGTGTGGATACTACATGAATGGGTATCATCCCTGTTACATCGCCTCTCTGCAAGCTGAAAAGACCAGAATCAGCTAGACATATTGTTGGTTCAGGCAGCTGTAGTTTAGGGGGAGCTTTTAAGTCAAATTCCAAGATCAGATCTCTTAAAGAGGAAGACAAGCTGTAGTTATCAGAGATGTTGTCAACTTCAATCTTAGTGCAAATCTCCTCAATCATGTGAATTCTAGTCTTTGAGTTCTGAACAGTTCCTTGCCACAATCCCTCTTTCCGGTATTCAAAAACTCTCTCCAACTTCCCGCTCCCTGTGTTAATGGTCTTTTCTACCTTCTCTTGTCTTGTAGTGAAAACCCCTTGTACCCCTTGTTTGTGGAGATAGATGTTGTTGATTAATGCTTCGTAGCTTTGGTTGAGACAGAACTTGAGCATGATGCCAAACTTCAACAGAGCCCCCCTAAGCGACCCTAAGTCTATTTTAAGATTCCCTCTCTTATTCAGTCTGTCTGCAGCAGCATAGAATAGCATCTCTTTTTTGTAATTGCTCATGGGCAAGTGGCTCAAGGTGCCTGTAGCTGACATGAAATCATTCAGATTGGATGTATTATCTTCAAGTGGGAGCAGTAGCTTAGTGTGGGGCCAGTAAGTTCTGCTGACAACTAGTCTCCTTGTACCTCTTTTTGCTAAGGTATCAGTGAAAGTTAGTTTTCTGCTGCCTTTCTCTGCCCTCAGGAGGACATTCTTCAATTGCATTGCATCTAACCCAGAATGCTTTATGGTCAGGGAGTGATTATCTTTTAAAAAAGGATACAAATGCTTGGCTCTCCTCCAAAGCTGGGTGAAGACAGTATTGGACACCTTCACTGTCGGGTGTGAGAACCACTGTCGTCTGCAAATGTCCACTAGGGGGTACTGAAGTATGCCAGTTTCTGGCCAAGCAGTGTATACCACTTTCCCTCTTGACTTCATGTTGCTACTAATATGACCATAACTGTTGATCCAACTCTTAATGTTGTGATAGTATTCTAGGTACTCATGGCCTCTTAAGAAATAATCTTCAGCAATTATTGGGGCAGAGCCTCTAGCTCTCATGGAGAATTCATGGCCTAAGATAATGTTCACTTGGAACAGAGTCTTTTTAATTTGTTCATAGTGATTTCTCTTCAGCCCAACTAGAGTTGGAGATATGGTGATGCAAGGTCTAGATGGTATATAAGAACTAGAGCTTAGAGTTCTAATTGTGGGTTGATAACTGGATAGGCTAGCTTTTACTCCTCTATCAAAGAGTTTAGTGGTCAGCTTTGACTCTTCTTCTTTCCAAGACCTACTCCTACGATACAAGCACTCAGGCCTTGAGGCTATGAATCTCAGAGCCTCTTCCAATTTTGGTAACCCAGTCTCCTTAACAACCCTCTCATGCAGTCTTGTATTGGAGAATCGTATTTGAACCGATCTCAGGTCAGCTCTAAGAGAAGAATCTGTTTTCCCCTCATATTCTAGATGAGTCTCAGGATCTTCTTCATCCCAGACCTTCAAGCTAGGATAGGTAAACCCTTCTTTGATGTGATAGTACATTGAAAACTCGAAGCCAGTAATGCCACATACTGGATCTGGTTCTGGGGGGAAAAATCCTCCGGCAGGATGGGAAGCATCAAATATTCTGGCAGATAATTCTGTACCTATCCTTGAGTTGTTTAAGCCTAGAAGACGATAGTGTAACGAACTCTGACAGAGTTGAATGGAAGCAGTAGAGACTGTACACCCCCCATTTTCTAAACAGGAACTTGCCAAGTTGTAAAAATTCCTCACTCTCTCGGTAAAAGACTCAAATAAGTTGATAGATAAACTGGCAGATACCAGTCTGAAAGTCGGCCTAATGTAGTGTCCTGAAAACCACCATTCAGAGTTGTACTCTATCATCCCAAAAGTCCCATATGAGGTTTTCTCTTCACTCACCCAAATGGACCAGAATTTTGCAATCTCTTCCTTCCATTTTATACATGCATACACCAGATCAAGAGACTCTTTATCTCTTTTGTTGACACTGATCACCATGGCAGAATCGTCACTGCCCTGGATGACACTGCAGATCGAACTAATCCCTTTTGTGTCTAGAAATTCCTCAATTATTATTTTCATGGAAGCTTGGGGTATGTCATGACATACTGAGCTGGCAACATGCGGTAATCCTTGCATCATGCCATCTTCTATCCATAGCTTATTGCCCTCTTTCTGCATGAAGGGTCTCTTGCCAGACCAAAAATCTGATCTTATTCTGACAAATAGAGCATTATCAGTCTCCACACCTTCAGCAGTCTGCAAGATTGACACCAATTCTTCGGGGATTGCTATGACTTTACAAGTCCACACTCTATAGAAATTGTAAAGGACCACTTCAATGCCTTTCATCATGAGGAAATTATTGAATAGAAAGAAGAACTTTGAGACATGATGTCTTTGGCACCACTTACTTGCATCAGCAGATTTACACATAGATATGTGAGAACCGAGCAGAGCCTGTGACTTGATCTCATGATCTTGCATAAATTTGTTTTTCAAATCAGGTTCTACAACACTGTCTCCTCCTATCATTTTTGCCACTTCTCTTGCAATTTTCTCCATGGCATAGTGCCAGACTCTCATTTTAATCTCTATGACATGAATCTCTCTGTCCCCACCATGTTGATCCTTGGGAAATAAGTCGCTGTAGAACCAACCTCTGCTGCACAGTTCATTGGAGCAATACACTAGAACCTTCATGTAGTTAGGGTTATGGTCATCAGTTACTGAGATGTACTCCAGGATCAATTTGTTTAGAGCTGTAATGACTCTAGGCCTCTTCCCTTCTAGCTCAGGATTAGCTTTTTTTATCTCTTTTATTCTAGCTCTGCCTGTTGTGGAAGACTGAACCTTATTGAACTTTATCTTTGAGTGGTCTTTCGAAGAGGCTTTCAGTGTAGCCAAGTCTGTCAAGGCCATCCTTTTCCAAGCTCTCTTTATATTTTCATGCAGAATGGTTCTGAAATCCCCACCCCACTTCCTGTCACATTTGGAAGCCACCATTTCACACATGTACCTAACTAAGCTCTGATCCCAACAATGTCTTTTGGGAGCATTCCTGAATGTCCAAGTCAGTTCACCTTTCTCTTCTATGTTATCTTGATACCAATAGTGCTCTTTCAGGATCTTGGACACAACTTTGAAAGACCTATCTCCAGCCTTGCCCTTTGTTTTTGACACCACATAGCCAAAATAGAAACCATCTACCATCTGATTGAAGGTGATTGGGGAAGAATGGAAGAGAGACCTCAGATTACCATACTCATAATCGGTCACAGAAACTGGCTCATCCCCAAAACCCATGTCCTCCTCATCATCTTCTGCCATTCTTTTCATCCTGACTCTCCTCTTGAAAGGCTTCCTGGTGTCATAGAAGGCCATCAAGTTCCCTAACTCTTTTAACATGAGGACAGACAATCTAGATCTCAAAACTTCTGGAAGTCTGTCTACAAATCTGTAGGGGGAGTTCTCCTTGTATTGCATGACTTTCATGTACAGGAATCTACTTGAGGTGACCATTTCCTCGACATCATGCTTGTCGTTCAAGTACATCAGCAATAACCACCTCCAGGTTTTGGATAATTTCTCAGGCAGGTCGCCACCTATCTTAGAGATTGGGGTGTGGAAATGCTTGACAAGATGGCAGCCCATTCCAATCATGTACTCTTCTATAGGAGCAAAGTGTTCTAATGTGACCTCCATGTAAGAACACCAATCTGATATGTAGAATTTCTCTGTTTCCCAAATGGTGGGGCCAATTCTACCTAGATCGTCTATGCATGACTTGCTCTTGTCTACAATGTAAGAGACAAAAGTGTGTGTCCCTGTACACTTAATGAGCATGAACACAGGGTAATTAGGCAGCCCTTTAAAGCTCCATCTGTCATTTCTATGAGGAACTTTGTATTCGTAAGAGATCTCTGTCACTGCTTCTGCTACCCATTCACAGAATTCTATCATTGGCTCTTCTCTCAATGAATTCACCAACTTGGAGCTGAGAGAGTCCTCTTCAATTCTTGATTTTGCTTTCATAGTAAGATCCCACGATACACTTCGGGGGGAGCAGATCCTTGCTTTCTTTGAATAGCCATCAGTGAGGAACTCTTCAATGTCTAAAGTAGAAGTTGATGGATCAAACCCCAGTTTCCCATGCGCCTCTTTTGCAGCCAGTTCCTTGGTTGAAGAGAACTCTTTAGCGCCAGGACCACTGAGAGCTATTTTCAGCTTCTCTGTTGGGGTCAAGTCTAGTGTCACTTCTGACATTTTCCTCATGTTGTGCTTGGGGGTGTCGGGTATTCCTGTTCTGGCCTCTATCATGGACGTGAGCTCTACCTCATGAGAGTCTCGATGCAGCTTTTGCTGCCATGCTGCAAGAGCTTGACTAGCTGCATTGTACAATTCAGGGGGCACATCTTTGTTGGTTCCCAACTCCAGGTACTTCTTTTCATGCCTCCACACATCATACATAGTTCTAGCCACTCTCAAAAGAGGGAAGTTAATAACTCTCTTCTGATCAGATCTTGTCCCCTTGTCAGACATCTCTTTCTGGTAGTTGAGGAACTTATCTAATCCAGGTTCTACCTGCTTCTTAGATGATTCTTGGAACGTCTTCTCCAGCATGTTCATAACTATCTCGTTCTCCAGGTCTGTGTTCTTCCTAGCGCTGTCTTGTATCAGAGTCTTTTTGTAACTTTTACACTCTCCTGCATCCTGGGCTGACATCTCCCTCATGGCCCATTCTACCTCTGCAAATTCTTCATCACCGGGCAGCTCATTGGGGAATAGCTCACCTATTAGAGGTCTCATCTGCTTCTCCAGGTTCATGCCTTCTCTACACCTCGCACAGAGCATGTTTACAATTTCCTGGGTTAGAGTCCCATTAAAAAGGACCGTGTCAGGGGTGACAACTAGAATAAAATAGGGAATGTTTGCCTGGTCTAGGATATCTCCATAAGCAACCACTTTGGATAGATGTGCTCTCTCCACAGGATACCTCTCTGAGGTCCCCACTGTGGACAACTCAAGGACTCTTCTGGATCTCTTATCAATGCAGTCAGGTGTCAAGCCAATGTCCACGCCTATCTCACTTAAAGGTACATCTGTACCTCCGAGACCCTCTTCTGCCACCCAGTCATGCCTGACTCTTCCTAGAGACTCCACCCATTTCTTCTCTGACATGTCTCCTCTCTCAATCGAGTAGGACCTATCCTCTGCTATAATGGTCACCTTGTTGCCACCTTTTTCAAGTTCTAGCTTGATCTCTCTAGTCCTGCTGTCATCCGAATAGTATGTGGTGTAATCAGTATGATGTGTGCCCCCAGCCTGAGGCTGCAAGATGTCTCTCAACCCAACTGGTCTCAATCTATTCATGGTTCTAATGGAAAGCTGGCTTTAAGAGGAGGATCTTGTATTGTCTCAAGTTCAGGGCAATTAGATTGTTAGTTATTACTCAAGAGGTTATGTGGCTGTTTACGTTTTGCTAAAGAT